TAAAAAAGAAGTTTATTTAGACGAATATTTAACACGGTTTATGCAGGAAAATTTCGATATCACAAATATATAATTATTTATTATCTTTATTTAATTAATTAATTAATTAATTAAATTTCCAAAATTTTTTTTTCTTTAGCAATATTATAAAATGGGTGGCGGTTTAATGCAACTAGTAGCTTACGGTGCACAAGATGTGTATCTTACGGGTAATCCCCAAATCACTTTCTGGAAAGTGACCTACAGAAGACACACTAACTTCGCAATGGAATCTATTGAACAAACTTTCAACGGACAAGCCGATTTCGGTCGTCGTGTTCAATGCACTGTTTCAAGAAACGGTGACTTAGCATACAGAACTTACTTACAAGTAACTCTTCCTGAAATCAACCAAGACGATAATGCCGGTGGTAACGTTTATGCCAGATGGTTGGATTGTCCAGGTGAACAATTGGTTTCCATGGTTGAAGTAGAAATTGGTGGTCAAAGAATCGACCGTCAATACGGTGACTTCATGCACATCTGGAACCAATTGACTCTTACTTCTGAACAAGAAGATGGTTACAACAAAATGATCGGTAACACCACACAACTTACTTTCTTGACTGACCCACACTTTGCTGATGTAGCAACTGCTTGTGGTGCCGCAGCTGTTCCTGAAGCAGTATGTGCTCCAAGAAACGCACTTCCAGAAACGACACTTTATGTCCCTCTTCAATTCTGGTTCTGCAGAAACCCTGGTCTTGCATTGCCTTTGATTGCTTTACAATACCACGAAGTTAAAATTAACATCGAAATCCGTCCTATGGATGAATGCTTGTTTGCGGTTACCCAAGTTGGTGACTCCGCTGCTCCAGGCAAAAACGTAAAATGCACGGCTGCTTACTCCAAATCTTTGGTTGCTGCTTCCCTTTACGTTGATTACATCTTTTTGGATACCGATGAACGTAGACGTATGGCACAAAACCCACACGAATACTTGATTGAACAGCTTCAATTCACTGGTGATGAATCCATCGGATCTTCATCCAACAAAATCAAATTGAACTTCAATCATCCATGTAAAGAATTGATCTGGGTTGTCCAACCTGACGATAACGTAAGTTATTGTGATAGTTTCGTTGAAACTAAAGTTCTTAACATGGCTTTGGGTGCTCAGCCATTTAACTACACTGACGCAATTGATGCTCTTCCAAACAGTATCCGTGCTTTCAGTTCCAGTGTTCAATTAGCTGGTGCTTCCAATGCTGCTCCAAACACCTCTGTTATCAACGCACACGGTCTTTTCAATGACCCTAATGCTAACAGTGACGGCACCGCAGCTGAAATTGGTGAACTTTCCGGTAACTTAGGTTCTGCTGGCGCAACCAACGGTGTCTCTGATGCTGGCGCATTCGTTCTTGCTGAAACTTCCTTGAAAATGCACTGTTGGGGTGAAAATCCAGTAGTTACCGCAAAACTTCAATTGAACGGTCAAGACCGATTCAGTGAGCGTGAAGGTACCTACTTTGATTTGGTCCAACCTTTCCAACATCACACTCGTTCCCCAGACACTGGTATCAATGTTTATTCATTCGCTCTTCGCCCAGAAGAACACCAGCCATCTGGAACCTGTAACTTCAGTAGAATTGATAACGCAACCCTTCAATTGGTAGTTTCCGCTGCTGCTATCGGTAGTGCTAACACCGCCAAGGTCCGTGTTTACGCAACCAACTACAATGTCCTTCGCGTCATGAGTGGTATGGGAGGTCTTGCATACTCCAACTAAGTTATTTATCATATTTTTATTCTTTTCATTTTAGAATAATATTTAAATCTAATTAAATATTATAATGCCTTACGATACTATGGCTGAATGCCTTACGGATAATCCTGATTATCCAGACATGTGCGATGAAGCTGGAACTGTTAGAAATGAATTTGGTGGTAGAAGATGGCCCGGTAGAAGTTCCAGAAGACGTAGAAGAAAATCGCGTAGAAAATCTAAAAGAAGAAAAAGTAGAAAGAAAAAGAGAAGACGTAAAAGTAAAAAGAAAAAGAGAAGACGTAAAAGTAAAAAGAAAAAGAGAAAACGTAAAAGGAAACGTACAAAGAAAAGACGTAGAAAACGTCGTCGTTAATTATATTTAATTAATATTATTTAATTATATATGATGATGTTAGACACTTTAGCAATTCTGGTCAATTCCGTCGGTTGGGGAATTAAACCAGTCTTAGAAAAAATTTCAGTTAACAAAATAGGACATACCAATTTTTCTTATATTAGATACATTATAACTGGAATCATAGCATTACCTTTATTAATATATAATATTCAAGCAAATGGAGGTGGTAAAAAATTTAAAAGTAACCCCAATTATATGCAAGACGTAATGATATGGGGAACTATTGTTGCGGTTATATCATTAGCAGCTATTAAAGCTAATTACTATTTATTAAGTAGATATGACGTTTCTTATATTGCTCCTATAGTAGAAGGTGCCCTTCTTGTAATGAATGCTGTTTTTGGAATCATATTCTTGAAAGAAAAAATAACCACACAAGCTATTATGGGTATCGCCACTATTATAGCCGGTACGTTCATATTATATTCTTCATAATTTATATATGTTTTATACATCAATTAATTTAATAGCTCAAATATTATGTTATATTGCCGCATTTGGATTGTCTGACTATTATGTTAAAAATTATAAAAAATTAAAGGGAAAACAACAAGTGCAATTTTATTCTATTATGGGTGTAGTAGGATTTATGCTTTACCATCTTTAAATATATTATTTAATGAAATGATTTAAATAATATTCGCCAAATATATTTATATTATGCAGATTTTCGTAAAGACACTTACAGGCAAGACGATCACCTTGGATGTTGAACCATCCGATACCATCGAGAACGTTAAAAATAAAATCCAGGACAAGGAGGGCATTCCCCCCGATCAACAAAGATTGATTTTCGCCGGAAAGCAATTGGAAGACGGTAGAACACTAAGCGATTACAATATTCAGAAAGAAGCGACGCTTCATTTGGTTCTCAGACTTCGTGGAGGACTTTAAACACTTTAAATAAAGTAATTAAATATATAAATTTTATTACTTTAATGGCTATACCAAAAACTTCTTTTTTTGGTTGGTTGGGTATGGTTGCAACCCTTTTATATAAATTACCACAAGTGTATAAATTATATAAAGGCAAAACCGCAAAGGGGGTTAGTTTAATATCATATTCAATACAAACAATAAGTTATTTACCATATGCCGTACACGGTATAATGATTGATGATTTGCCTACTTTTGCTATGGGTGCGTTTTCTTTTATATTAAATGTAATATTATGTATGCAAATTATTTTTTATCATAAATATTATGACCAAATACAACCCACTACAACACAACAAGAACCTCGGCAACAGGAACTTCCACAGCAAGAGAACTAGTACGATTATAATACGATGTCTCTAATGCTACAGGTATAGGTACAATCTTCGCCTTTTTATATAAACAAGCATTTATGCACCCTTTTATTCTTTTAAAATAGTCCTTCATTGTAACAGGACAACATGATAAGCAACATAATACAATTACAAAAATACCTATTAATGTTATTCCTATTCTTGGAATTAAATACTCGCCACAAAACCAACACATAATTAATTAAATATGCTTTATTTAATTAACTTTATAATATATATAATGATTGGAATGTTTGCTGCTGGTGTTGTAGGGTATTATATAGGATTATATACATTTTTATGGTCTCAGTTATATACCCCACATAAAAGAATCAAGGATAAAATAGTTCCAGATAATTTATTAAAATATAAACAATTATAAATGGCAGATAATGCTGAACAAAAAGAGAGAGAAATTATTAAATTTTTCTATTTTAGCGAACTTGGTGATTGTGGTGAAGATTATAAAGGTCATCAAAAATATTGTGATAAAATGTTGAAAGAAGGTTATTCGCTTGTTAGTATGACACCTCTTGGAGATTTAGATGTAAGAAGAGATAGTTATGAGGGCACTCTTGTTTATCATTGGAAACTTGTTTCTATTAAACCATTCAAATGATAACGTTTTATATCCGTCTGGTCTTCTTCTTTATCAAAATCCAGATATAATCTAATTGGAACCTTTATTACTGTTGTACGAATGTCTCCAAATAAATCAATATTCATTTGATATGAATTTCTTTTTAAAACATCTTTTTTTAATCCATTATATACAGGATTTAATTCATAATATTCTGGTTGATTTTTTTTATCCATTAATATATTAACTTAAATATTATTTAATATATTAACGCATAATGTTGAAAGCAAAACATTTGAGTGAACCTACCAAAATGTATCTTGCATGGCAGTGGTGTCTAACTGAAGAAAGGCATAAAAAAAGGGACCCCGATGAATGTAAAAAAATATATAAACAATATCTAAAAAGTATTAAAAATAAAAATAAAGAACAATAATATATGAATATAATCAGAATATTAGGCAATAGAGTACCCGCAATGGTACGTTTTGTCCATGGTTTTAAAAAACCACCACCCATGTACAAACGTCAAGTTGTGCCAAGCGATTTTGATGTTGAAAATATAAAATGGGCAAATATTACAACACCGGAATTTGAAAAAAAAGGTGATAAAAAAGGTGTGGATTTATATTATCCGAAATATGGCGCTTCAATATACGATGATACTATAACCGCACAATATAAAGAACAAAATTCAAGGGAAGATTAATTCTTGAAGGGAATATATTAATATTAAAATTGACTTAAAATTTCTATTTTAATAATATTAAAGATGAGTAATAGAGAAGATAAATACGAAG